AGGTATCATACCTTCTTTTAAAATTATTTGTTTGTCTTTATCTACTAATGGAAATCTAACACCATTTTTCAATGCATCAGTAGATTTGCCTTTCATTACCTTAATCATTTCTGCAGCTTCTAAACTTTCAGGAAAAAATAACTGTGCTAATTTGGAAGGTTTCATATCTTTTGTATACATAAGTTTTGTTAATAAACCAGGAGTAGCTTTACGTTCCATATAAGTCATAAATAAATCTAAATCTTTAGCTGTTGCTTCTGCAAATGGTTTACCTACTTTTACATCTACATTTAATCCACCTGATACTGTTTCAAATATTAAATCTAAATAAGGTGCAACACCAGGGTTCTCTTCATAAAATTTTTGATATCTTCTTACTTGTTCTTTACCATAGTCAGATATCTTGTCACTCTTAAGTAGGTCATTCATAGATTCTAATCCTAATACTTTTTTATGTACTTCTACTTTAACATCATTTAATCTATCTATTTCTTGACGTTGTTCTTCTGCTACTACACGTATTTCTTCTGCAGTCTTTAATTGTTCTGGTTGTTGGTCTGCTTTAATTTTTTCTTGTGATTGAGCTAAAATACTATCTATAGCATTGTTATATTTTTTTAAACTTCTTGGACTAATTGTAGGATTTTGATGCAGCTTTTGATAACTGCCTACTAATTGTGTAGATATACCATGTACTTTGTTTATTCTATGTTGCAAGTCAGCAAATTGCGGATGGTCTCTATCAGCACCTACATTTTCTGCTAATGTTTCCATTTCTTTATATGTATCTAATAATCGTTGAGCTAATTTGCTTTGTACTTTATTAAACTCTGGTGTTAAAATTGGAGCAAAAAAATAAAAAAAATCTATTACTTCATTTATCATATCTTCCATACCACGTTTTAATTGCTTATCAACTTGCATATCTCTTACTAAATTTAGTATGCTTCTTTTATGATATAACATATAGGTTGTCATATCAAATGTATTTGGTATATCTGTTTTAATATTATCTACAGTATCAAAATCAGTTTTTTGTTTATCTTTTTCTGATATTTTTAATTTTGATAAATAATCTGCTTGCTTAATAGTATATGTAGTAGATACAATTTTTTGTACTAAGTTTCTTGATTGCTCTCTTGTCATACCACTAGATTCTAATACAGTAAGCATTCGTTCTGCACTACGAATAAATAAATCATTACCAACAGTTTCTCTTACTTTTTCATATAATCGATAATCACTTTTTCTAATTAATTCTAATTCTTTTTGTGTTAATGGTTTTCTATAATAATCTATAACACCAAGTTCTTTTAATACACTGCTACCTTGTAATGCTTTAGTAGTTCTTTCTAAATATATAGCTACATTGTCTGGATTTACATAGTTGAATAAACTCATACTGTTCCATTCAACTTTAGGTAATGAGGATAAAATACGTGCATTTTCTACTAAATAGTTTTTAGGATTTGTACCTTCGTTTGATACATCCCAATACTTTAAAAATGTTTCAGCTTGCTGCTGCAATTCATTGATAGGTGTTTTACCCTCTAACGCTCTAGACCACTCTCTCATAGCTAACATAGCATTTGTACCATATTCAGTAGCACGTTTTACTTTAACATCACCTGGTGCTAAATATTCATATTCTGTTTTAAATAAATCATAATAATTTCTAAATCTTGCAGTTTTTGGTACTTCAACGCCATCTTTTTTAATCATAAAAAATGCATCAAACATTCTAGTAAGTGAAGCATTTGCACTACTAATATTACCAAAAGTAGCACTATCTGCTGCTACATTAAGACCTACACTATTTACTAATTGTAAAAAATCATAAGGAGTTTTGACTTCTTTTTCTAATCCTAATTGTTTTACTAAGCTCATAATAGTTTTATCTGGCAAGATTTCAAATGTAATACCTTTATCCAAATTAATTTTACCGCCATTTTGTTTCATAATGTCAAACATCATATTCATTTGAACACCACCATTTACAATCTTACCCATATCTCTTTTACCAATATAAGCAGATTCACCTAATAACATTCTTACGCCTGTATTATATAACCCTGCTTTTGTAGTAAGGTCTTTATAAGTAGCTAAGTTTACTCCATCTCTATTAGGATTTTCAGTATTAGCACCAAAAAAATAATCAGCTACTTCTTTTTGTTTTAATGGTAATATATTTTTGCTAGGGTCTTTATCTACATTGAATCCATATTGTATTTCTTTTCTACCTAATTGTTTTTTCATAGAAGATGGTAACGATTGATATCCAGTAACTTTATCTGCATCCTTATCTGCACCACCTAACATATAATCAGTAAATGTATTATTAATAATACCATAACCTGCATCTTTAGCAAATCCTTTTAATTGCATCATTCTAATACTATATGTACTTGCATTTGGTATTCTCATTATAGCGTAAGTTAAAGCATCTTTATAAACTTCATAGTCTTTAGACCCTTTAGGCATTTTTTTAAACGCTTCAAAAACGTCAACTAATTTCATAGTTCCTTTACCCTCTACTGTTACAGGGTCATTCTTACGCAATTCTCCTAACAAAAATTCATTATCTTTTAATTGAAACTGACGTTCCAATGCTCTTGTATATGGATACATAGTAGAATCAAATCCATGTTTTACATTTATTTTTTTTTTTTTTTTTACTACATAATCGCCGAGGGCTTTATATAAATAATTTCTTATACTATTTTGTGTTATATAAGATATAGAATAATCATTATTCTTTATACTATCTAATACTTGATTTGTTCTATAGTATTCAGTTAATGCATCAGCTGTACTATTAGCATCAAGCAATGTGTAATTTAGTTGGTTATCTCCAGTCTTAAGTTCAATAAACTTTTTTAATAATTGTCTAGCTTGTGGTGTATTTAAACTGGTAGATAATGTTTCAAATATCACATCTGTTCCTATCTGGTCTAATTGGAACTCTGTAAATACTTTTTCTTTACCTATGCTATCTACAAATTTCTTTGTAATCTCTGGGTCTCCCAGTCTGTTAGCTTCTTTTATAGCACCAAAGTCTTTAAAGAATTGTTCAGAAAATAACATACTAGTATTCTTATCACTAAATTGTTTATATAGTTTTACATTTTGATTTTTGTTTACAGACTCTCTTACATCAGGGTTTATACCTAATTCATTAGGAAACATTCTTCCGCTATCAGGTGAAGAAGCTTTTAACAATTCAGCTACAGAATATTCTTTTAAACCGCCATTTAACTTCCAAGCTGTGCCTCTACCAGCTATTGCTTTATTAGCTTCAAGAAAATCGTTTAATTCTTTACTATGTGTTTTAGCACTATGTATTAACGCCTTACCTACAATTTGACCTTTACCATCTTTTGCAGAAATATTAAATAAAGGTTTTAACATTCCTTCAGTTTTTTCTGCACCTACATAATCTTTAACAGCTTTAAAAAAAGAATCAGGTACATAAACACTACCATCTTCTGCTGTTTCTAATTGATATCTACCTTCTTTTCTATCTTTCAATCTAAAAACTTTTATAGTTCCATCTGTAGTAAACTTAGCAAACCTTTCATTATTTAAAGGTATATCTTTACCATACCCATCAAGACCTCTGTATTTATTTCTTTTAATTGGTGAGTTTAATATTTCACCAGAATCTAATTTGGTATTTAATGTTTCGGTAGCTGTGCGTAATTGCTGAGGTGTTAACGTTCTAGGACTTTGTGTAATAATACCATTGTTCATCATATCATATAATGCATTATTAATCATTTCTACATCAACAATGTCTCTAGTTTTATTACCAATAGTAACCTTAAATCCTTGTTGGTCTGTTAATGTTTTTGTTTCTATAGAACCTAATAAACCATTTTTTTCCATTACTTTTGCAACTGCCATAAATTGTTCATTAGTAAAATCTTTTGTCAATATATCTCTAAAAATTAAATTACCAGTATCCTTAGCACTACCAGCTAAATATTTATTTTTATTTTTAAACATATTTTCTTTTAAATCTTTAAACTGTGCTCCTCTTTTAATCTGTTCATCAGGTCCAATAAAACGATTCATAAAGTATTCTAAGGCTTTTTCTTTTTGCATTTCATTTGTTTTGGTGTTGCGTACTTCAACAAAGTCTAAGACACTAATAGTATCAGGTCCATATCTCTTATTAATCTTAGCTTCCGTATATCTGTCTATAATACTATTGCTATTAGTGTCGGTATCTCTATCTTGTTCTCTAAATCCTACTTTTTTTAATGCACCGCTTTCTTCTATAATATATCTATCTGGTAATATTAAACTTTCTTTTCTTCTAAAAAATGTTTTCAATCTATTTCTAAATTTTACATCAGGATAGGTTTGTTTAATAGCATTAGAAAACTGCTCAAAGTTATTGTTATATTTAGTTGCAGTATTTAATAAATCACCAGAAAATCTTTCGTAAGACAATGATGGATATTTGTTATTTATTTGTTTATACAATGATAACATTTCATTCTGTGTTATCACGTGTTCGTTCACATCTTTTTCAGATAATCTAGATAATAAATCTTCGTAAGATAAAATATTGTTTTGAAAGTTTTCACTGCCTAAAGACTCACGTATTTTTTTTGCAATGTCTGCATCTTTTACTGCTTGGTCTACATAATGGTCAACTGTTTTTTCGTTTACACTATCTACTTCTAATTCACCTGCTATTTCTTTTGATAGCTCTTTATGTTGTTCTTTAGTTAGTTTAGTAATATCATAATTTTTTTCTTCTGCTTTTGTAACAAACTTACTTTGAATGCTTGCACCTAATTGTTGTAATTCAGCACGTTGTTGTTCTGCAATAGCATCTAAATGTCTACTAATATAATCTTTAGCAGATGGATGCTCTGTAACAAGCTTTTGATAATCATTACCTCTAGTTAATTCTTTTTTATAAACATCTATACTTTGCAATGGGTCACGCATAGGTTTCTTGGTAATATACTTACTAATTTCTCTTTCTGCTGTAGAACGACCACTAGCACCAAAGAAAAACCCTAGTAAATACTCATACACTTGGTCTGGTAATGGTGCACCCTGAAATGTTGCAGTCAAACCTGTATAAGCAGAACCTACAGTACCTCTTGCAAATAAATTCATAACAGACTCAGTTTCTCTAGCTTCTAATGCTTTACGTCTTAATGCAGCTTCTCCAAGTTTTTGTGTTTTAGGATTAGCTAATAACTTGCCTATATTAATAAATTCACTTGTACTACTAAATACCATACCTGCAATAGCACCATGCATAGCTGTTTCTGCCATACCTTTTGGTCCTTCTTTCCAAGCACTAACACCAAGCCCTACTCCTAAATGCAATGAATCGTGTGCAATTTTTCTAAACTTTTTATTTTTAAATAATCCTTTACTTAAAAACCCAGTAGAAACTAATCCTGTTTTACTTAAACTAGCAGATGCATTATCTAATATAAAGTCAGCTGCTCGCATAGGTACAGAACGTAATTGAAATCCATACTTCTTAGGGTCTAATGGGTCTTTAGGTCTAGCAAAAGGCATAACTTCCTTACCTTCTTTACCAAACTTTATAGATTGTGCAGTATCAGATAGTTTTTTGTCTATATATTTAGCAGCATCGTCTAATGGTGATAGTTTTTTAGCTACTGCTTTACCAGCTGCTTTACCTGCAGTACGTTTAGCTATAGTAGCAGGTAAGGTTGCACCCATAGATAACACACCACTAATAACATCTGGTGCTAAACCTATAAGGTGTCCTACTTTATTAGCTAATCCTTCAGCTGTAGTATCAGCTTCATCTGCCCATCCTAATGTAGTAAATCCTTCTACAACACCAGATACAAATTGATTAGCAACAGAACCTACTGATTGCTCAGATACACCTAAATCTCTATTGAAAGGTATGTCTGCATTACGCAATCTTTTTTCTATAAAGTCTATATCTTCTTCGGAAAAAGATGATGGGCTAAAACGATAAGCGTTTTGCAAACCTGATAAATAGGCGTTCCTATCAATCATATTCTGTTGATACAGATTATTTAAATAGTTTAATCTAGGGTTCAAATTATTCTCCTAATTGACGATATACATTAGCAATATAAGTATTACCTTCAAACAGTTCATTGTATCTAGCTTTATCATTATCAGATAAATTATCATAAGAACGTTCTAGTAAAGCTCTACTTTCTTCTATCATGTCAAACGTATCTTGATATGGTGCTAGCAATTCTGCGATTGATTTAGCAGCAGGACTAGCTGTTGCTTGAACAATGCTAGGTAATTCTGCATTTAAATTATACAAATTATCTAAAACATTTTCACCTCTACCTTTTATTACATTAGATTTAGATATTGCACTGCCTCCTAGCATTCCAGGTTTAGCGTATACTTCTCTATCTGATTCTAAAACTTCTTCTAATAAATCGCTAGATTTTTCTATTTTAGTAGAAGTTTTTCTAAACCCTTTAGTTTCTTCTGCTGTTTCTAATGTAGATTCAACTCCAGCTTGACCAATAAATAACTGTAGTTTTCTAGCATCTTCACTTTCTGCTTTTGCTAAATCGTATTTATACTTAGCTAAATTAGCTTGTGTAACCATATCTATCATAGCTTTCTTTGCATACATTTGCGTTTCTCTTTCAGGTCTATTATATTCCTGTAAAGCACCTAACAATGTAGCTAAGTTTGCTAGTGTTTCATTACTTGCCATTTTATATTCCTCCATACATATCTAATAATGATTGTCCATAACTAGATTTTATACCTTGCTCTGCTGCCATAGCATCCATCTGAAATCCTGTAGCTTGTATATCTCTAATTCTTGATGCTTCTTGTTGTTGTAACTGAAATGCACTTTCTTGTCCTTGTAATGCAAATTGTTGCTGTCCTATTGCAAATGCTGATTGTGCATCTTGCATAGACTGAACACCAGAACCTACGCCAGCTAATCCTGTTCTTCCTATACTGCTTTCCATTGTTTCCATAGCAGAACCATATTGTTGGACTGCTTGTTGTTGCTGTAATTGTTGAGACTCTTGTAAAAATCCAGCTCTTGTAGCAAACTCTGCACGTTCTGCCGACACTGCTCGTTGCAATGCATCATACTGTTGTCCTAATAAACTTTTATATCTAGCTCGTTTTTTTCTGGCTTGTTTACGTTTTCTTCTACTACTAAACATACCAGCAATACCGCTTACTGCCTGTACTCCTGCATTAATAGCCATAATATTTAACGCCATTACACATCCTCCTTTTTAAATAATTGAAATGTTTGACCTAAATCATCCATAACATTTAAAATATTAAAATCCTTTGCAACTTCTTTAGATATCATTTTTCTAGTATTTACAATGCGTTGTTGCTTCATATCAGTAGGTGCCATCATAGAAGTTTCTTCTGTTGGTTTGTTGTATTTGTTGTATATATCTTCTGCACTTTTCATTCTTCTTTCCTCGTGTGGTACTCCTGGATTTTCGAATATATCTTGAAATCCTTTTGTTGCTTGTTGTACATTACCAGATTCTAATGCTTCTCGTAATGCTTTTTTATCTTTAGTAGAAAACATTGCTTCATTTCCATATATTGTATCGTACATATAATCTATTTGTGTATTAGCAGAGTCTTCTAATTTGTTTCGTTTTAAATAATCTTGATAATATTTATTCATAAAATCAAATTGAAATAGTCCATATCCTTTACCACCACCTTTTTGTTTTTGTTGATAGTTGTATGAACCTCCAGTTTCAACATCAATATTACCCATAATGCCTGCTGCCGCTTCTTTACTAAATCCTTTTTCTAATAAATAATTATATATAGTATCCATAATTACATCCCCGCTGGTGTTTTTCCAAAATTAGTTTTTACAGTATTACCATTATTATCTAACTCTACATTTGTTCCAGACAATCCATACATATTAAGCAAAAAATTATCTGCATCTATTTCTTCTTCTGTAATTGTATTGTAAAACTTGTTGTTAATTTTTGTTATACCTGGCATACTTTCAAGAGCACTTGACATTGTTTTTTTATCAATATCAAACAAACGTTTTTTTCTTTGCTCTTCAGTCATTTCACCGTAAGCACGCTCTGCAATGCCTGTACGCATTCTATCTATCAAACCTTCTCCCTCAAATTCTCCTTCTAAATATTTTCTTTCAAACCTTTTAGCAGCATCTTCTAATCCTCTCATAGCTTCTTTAGCTGTTGCAGCTGCTGTTACTCCTGCTGCTATATCTGTAAAAACATCTCCCTTTAATTCTTCTGGTTTTTCTCTATATATTTGGGCACCTTGTCCTCTTAACTGTGCCATAATTAAATCTGCTCTACTTGCCATTATTCCTCCTTATGGTGCTAAATCTGAACCTACACATGTTATATCTAAATCAGTATTAGACACACTATTGTTCGTAAATGTTATTGTTTGTGCATTGTTATCATCAATGCTTTTTAATCTTGCATACTTAAATCTTAAATAATACGTACCAGCATTAGCTATAGTTACAGATGTAGTATACGTATCACTTGTACTAGGCGTAGACGATGTACTTGCTGATACGCTTAATACACCATTTAAACCTGCTTGACTACATTGTATTGTAGTATTGCCACTACCATTTGTTAATGTAATAGTTTTACCAGGTGAATATCCAACACCATTAAATCCAAAAGCTTCTATAGTAAAATCTGCTGGTACATTAGACCAAGCTGTTCCTGCTGCAGCTGTAGTTTCTGATACTTCAGAAGACCAAGCTCCGTTGTGAACATTGTTTTTACCTCTAGCTCTATATACATATGTTGTACCTGCTGTTAATCCAGTATTGTTATGTGTTGTAATAACATCATTATCTGCTAAACTACCATTAGATGTTGGTGATATTGTAGCTACAGTAGAAAAAGAACCACTACCAGTCTTACGTTGTATTTCGATATTTCTTGCTACTCTCATATCCCCTTCTACCGTAACATTAATTTGTGTACTACTTATTACACTTAAAGTAACAGTTGGTGCTAATGGTGCTGATGCTATTACATTAGATAATACACCAGTGCTACTTACTTCAAATACTTTGTCTATAGTTCCATCCATAGCAAAAAAGTTATCTGTAGCAGAACCCTCTTCAAAGGTAGTACCATTAAATGGTGTTGTAGCATTTGAATTGTTATACAATATATCACCATTTGTAAAATCACTATTGTTTAAATACTTTGTAATAACAGAAGTGCTATCGTATGTACCACCTACATCTGTATACTCTGCTGCTTCTACTAGCTCGCCATCAGCATATCCACGTTGATTAGGGTCTTGGCTTTCTAAATGTGTAATATTAAATGCAGTAGCTAAAGCATTTGTTGTAATAGGTGAGCTATCTGCACTATTTGTACCAAATGAGTTTTGTGCAGTAATTCTATATACATATTGTGTGCTAGCAGATGTAGACGTATCTGTAATAGGAGAACTACCAGAAGTAGCTATGGTAGTTTCATTTGTGCCTGAAGTCCACTCAGAACCTTCTCTTCTTTTAATAGTAAAAGAGTTTTCATTAGATATACTAAATGTTATTACTACGTTTGTATTACCACTTAATGCTACACTAATAGAAACACTAGGAGTACTTCCTGTAGTAGTTCCTGTACCTGTATTTGATGTAGCTATTACAGTAGTATCAGTACTATTAGCTAATCCAGTCTTATGCCATTCATTCAATCCTTTAATATATAAAAACTTTGCTCCTTCTTGATTTACTAACACAGTATCTCCAATACTACCTTCAGAATTACTAGGAACATTATTTTGTTCCTTAGCAGGAGTCTGATATTGCTGTCTAGCTTCTTGCATTTTTTTTAATTTTTGTATGCTATTTAGCAAATCCATTATCTTTTAACCATTTCTCTATAAATTATTTGCATATCATTTATTTCAAATTCATCATCTATTGCACTAGCTCCATGTTGTGCAACTTGCAATGTTAATGTTTTAACACCTTTAAACCCTGAAGGCATTGATATTTTTTTAGTTGTAAAAGAAGACGATGCTTCTAATGTGTCTATATCAGTTACACTACCACTATCTGCTATTGCTCTAATCTGTACTCTTTCTGTGTTAGGTTGTTTATAGCTAATATAAATAGTGTTTATATTTTTGTTAGTATCAGGGTTACCAAAGTCTAATTCTTTTGTTTGTAATAATATTCCATTATCACCTAAGTTGACATCAAATGAAGTATCATCCCATTTTTTTAATGTACTAGTACTTCCACTGTGTTGCAAAAATAACATATCTCCATTATTATTAGTTACAATGTTTGACATATTAGCTAGCGTAACATCTACAAAACTCCAAGATTGTGATTTAATATCAAATTGTAACAATTGATTATATTCACTATTAAAAATAAATATAGACTTTTTATCAGGATAATATCCTATTACTGCATCATTGCTATAATAATCATTTCTCCAGTTAGCTAATCTTGGTTGTCCTGTTTCATTTAAATTAATATCTATTACTCGTTGTCCATCATATAAAAACACAGATGATTGATTAAACCAAGATACAAACCCTTCACCTTTTACTACGTGATAATCTTTTTCACATCCTCTAAATTCATAAGTACCTTCTAAAAATTCTATATCTCTTGATATATTTATAATATATAATGTATTTCTTTTAAATTGTAATAGCTGATTATTTAATGTTTCTAGTGCTATAATTTCATCACCATCGTTTATTTCTACATCTATAAAATTATCAGGTCTAAACGTATCAAACTTGTTTACATCAGATTTTAACACCGTATCACTCTTTACTTCTCTTCTAGTACCATCATATAACGCTACATTGCCTATATAAGCTCTTCTATTAGCTATAGCAGACGTTTTAAAGCTTGACCCTTGTCTACCTATGGCTGACTGATTAAAGTTCAAATATGGCTCATTTTGAGATAAAGAAAGTAATGTTTTACCATTTATAATATCAGAGTTACTATTATCTGGATGTATATAATATTTTCTAGTAGAAGTAAAATCACCAAATCCAGTGTAATTACTTTCACCACCATAACGTATTCCTTTTTCAAAATTTATTTCTGCAAACAAATATTTTTGTCCAAAAGAATTGTTTTCATTCAATGCCCAATATAAATTAATACCAGATTGTCTAGGTTTCTGAGGCATTCTACCTGCTAGCATAAAAAATAATGGTCGTTTATATATAGTAGTAGATGAGGCAAATACTCCCCCAGTAGGTTGTTCTATATCTCCTATATATACTGGATATGATTCTTGCTCATCGTATACATTAGATGCAAACAACGCATAAGTAATTCCAGAACCATTACCATAAACAGAAATATAACTATCTCCACCATAGGCTAAATCACCTGCAGTCGAACTATCTTCGTGAAACCAAGCATACGCTGCAAATCCACCATATCCATCTGCTATTGCTGCAGTATTATCATTTAATATTCCATGCAATCCTGCTCTTGTACTAGGAGTACCATCATCAATTCTAATAGCAGTTACATTAGAAGGATAACTTAAATTAGGATTTAATACAATTTCTGTTTGTGCTAATGTTTGTTTACTTAAAAGGTCATTATCTTTTACATCATATGCATATCCATCTGTTGCTAAATATAATGGTGCTACATAAGCATCAGCTACAAAATAACTATTATATGTTTTTGCTATCTCGTCATCAGTGTCTGTTATACCGTCACCAGATGCTAAACTTCCATCTAAGTTTCCTAAGTTGTAAGTCTTGTTAATATATCCATACCATTTAGGAGTATTATCTGTTGCAGTTGTAGATGTAGCAGATAGTCTTATTTGACCATCAACTACAAAAGCATTTAACTCTGATGCAGTACTACCATAACTAAATTGTTCATCATCTGTGTCTCCAGTTAAATTATAAAAATCTACATTAGTTGAATTAGCATCATTAATTAACAATAGTTCATTAGCTGCTATAGTTCCTGCATCGTCTATATCTCTATCTAATGTCAAGTAAGTAAGTCCATTACCTATATTAAAGGTAGAATGTGTTTCAGAATAATTGTT